GAGCCTGTTCAACTGTAAACAACAGTTGGACACAGTTCTTTTCATTAGCTGCACTTAAGAGCAATGTATTTTTGTCAAATGCAATGACTTGTAGTTCATCTATGTTTTGATCACGAAACACATGAGTTGGCCATTGTTCATCTATAGATAGCAACTGTTTGGTATTCATTTCACACCTTTAGGTTTAGTAGCTTTGTCAGCAAGTTCTATCAGATACTTACCCATTTTCTTAGCTACCGCTGGAGTAAACAGGAATCCAGTTATTTGAGGTCCACCTGCAATAAGATAGATTTTCTTTTCGTGTTTCCAGTATTCACAGTAGACTTCGTCCTTATCTATGTCCTTGAAAGTCTTCATCAGCGCATCCCCTTGACGATCTGGTTCCTACAAGGTATTATACCATTAAAGGCCGAAAGCTATGGTTCTTTGCCGACTAGACTATTGTGAGTGCAACGAGCATATAGTCTAGCGAGTGCAACGAGCTAGGTAAGAGATCCTTACTGGGAGTGGGTTAGAAGCCCTTAATGTACTCCAGCCGGTGTTTTCCTCCTTAGTTCTCTAAGGGGGGTAAGGGGGGTTATCCTTAAACCTAAGTAGCGTAAGCTACGACTACTCCAAGTAGTTGGTATAGTGTAGGTGAGAACCCTATTATGACTAATACCAATCCTATTTCATTAGCTTTACTTTTACCCAAGTATATTGAACCTGTACCTTTCTTAGGTTGTATTGGTGAAACTAAAGAGGAAGGTGAAGAGGAATTCTTTAATATTGGGTATAAGCATTTAAAGAACTCTCCAGACAAAGATATCTATAGTGCTTGCTTTATTACAGAAGAAGGGGTAGATTACTACAGCGAATATGATGAATTACCTATATATTTATGTGCATCATATAAGTATGATAAACTAACAAAAGAAGTAAAAAGAAGCATTAGAAATAGAATAAAAGCTACTTTATTCTCTATTTTTAACAAATTAAAATCTAATGGAATTGAGGTCAGTTGGAGACCTACAGACAAGAATGTATTCTACATAAGCGATCAAACTGACTTGGAAAATGTAACCATCTGTCAGGATTCTCCTACGCTACAGGAACCATACATCTCCAGTATTTATGATGCTGCAAAGTCACTTAGTGTAAATCCTGAAGTCACTTCCAAATACATTGACTTGGTGGAGACATTACTCAGCGGTGGTATGTATCCATGGGAACTTACAGATGATCAAGAGACTACTATTGCCAAGCTGTATAATAAAGATAAGTTGTTATTACTCAGCGTAAAGCAATTGGATGAAATTATAAGTAAGGTGAGAAATGGACAACACAGACTTAAGTGAATACTCTGCTCCTAACAGGTATCTCACAGCAAGAGAAGTGTCTGTTGCTCTTCGTTCAGCGAATGGTTCTGTAACTAAAGCTGCTGATGCTTTGAATGTTACTCCTTACCGACTGAGTAGGTTCATTGCTTCCAGACCCAAGTTTCAGGAAATGCAAAAGGGGTATCGTTCAGCGTTAGTAGATCTCGCTGAGTCACACCTGATGGATGCAATCCAGATGGGTGAGAGATGGGCTGTACAAATGGTTCTTAAAACCCTAGGTAAATCGAAAGGATACACTGAGAAATCTGAGATCAAACATACTCATGAGATGGTTACAGATCCTTCCAAAATGATTGATAGTCAGTTGGAAGAGCTTGTAGCTCAGAGAGCTAAAGAGAAGCGTATCAGTCAGCGCAATCAAGTGATTGAAATTAAACCTAATGAGATTTCCAATGACTCTATCCTGAGTCATGAGGAAGTGGAGCGAACGAATGTCAACGGATCATGATAGCCTGCTGGATGAACTGGCTAACAGAAAGTTGGCTAGGGAACACCTGATCAATTTTTCTACATACACAATGCCAGAGTATGAAATTAACTGGCATCATCAATTGATCAGCGATCAGATAGACAGGATGTTGTTACCTCCAGATCATCCTAATGCTTTGAGAAAACTCGCATTAGCAATTCCTCCACGAATGGGTAAATCAGAGCTTATTTCCAGAAGACTTCCTGCATTCCTCTTTGGTAAGAATCCAAACACTCAGATCATTGCTTGTTCCTATGGTGCTGACCTATCCAGTCGTATCAACAGGGATGTGCAAAGGGTATTAGTCAGCGCAGAATACAAAAGACTCTTTCCTGAAACTACGATTAGTGAAACCTCAGGAGGTAGAGGTGCAGTATCAGAAAACTATACAAGAACTTCTGACCTGTTTGAAATCGTAGGACACAAAGGATTCTATCGTTCAGCGGGTGTAGGTGGTGCAATTACGGGTATGGGTGGTCACTGGTTGATCGTAGACGACCCCTTCCGTAACCGTGAAGATGCAGACTCCCCTACCATTCGCAATACAGTCAAGCAATGGTACAAGTCCACCTTCCGTACCAGAGCAGAAAAAGATGTCCGTATCATTGTCGTACAAACCCGTTGGCATCCAGACGATTTGATTGGTGACATTCTCACCAAGATGAAAGAAGAATCGGATGCTGACCAATTTGAATACATTAGCTTTCCTGCTATTGCGGAAGGAATGTTAAACCCTCAGGATCCAAGAAAACACGGAGAACCTATCTGGCCAAACAAATACAGTTTGGCAGATATGCTTACTACCAAAAGTTCTGTAGGCTCCAGAGAATGGGAATCCCTTTATCAATGTAACCCTTCATCTGAAGGGGCTCAGGAATGGGCACCAGACTTGTTTGCTGATCACATATGGCTAGAAGGAGACTGGCCTAAGAAAGATGAACTGGAAGCTTGTGTGTTAGCAATTGACCCTTCCAAAGGTTCAGACAGCAAACATGGGGATTACTCAGCGATAACTGTTTTGGCTAGAACCAAAAGTAAAAAACTTTTAGGTCATGTGTACATGGCTCGTATGTCTACAGAGACTATGATTGACCAAGTTATTGATATGGTTCGTCAGTACAGACCAGATCTTGTAACCTGTGAAAGCAATATGTTTCAGTCCCTGATTCTGGAAAACCTTACAAGAAAAGCTCAGAAAGCTGGACTTAGAGTACCTGCACAGGGTGTACAGAACACGCTGAAGAAAGAAGTTCGCATTCGTAGATTAGGTCCATATCTTGAACAGAAGATGTTTCAATTTACAAAATCTTCTGGATCCAAATTGCTGGTAGACCAACTTAAAATGTTTCCTTCCAGCCAACATGATGATGGTCCTGACAGTTTGGAACTAGCATTGCGTTCACTCATCTTCGTATGCAATAATAAGTTAAAGCCATCCATACAAGGAATTCGGAGTTAATCATGGGTCAGTTTGACGCATTCAACATTAACACACAATCCGTCAAACCCAAAACTCTTAAGGAGTCTTGGGGTGACCTGTATATGCCTCAACAATACATTGCGGATGTATTGAACAGGGCAAACTCCGGTTATCTTGGCGTAGGTATCTGGGCTAACAACAATCCCAGAGATCGTGCATATGGTGCGGATTATCCGTTTGTACGGAATGAACAAGACTTGGCTTTGATGCGTAATGCTAGTAGATACTGTTACCGTACTGTGTCCAATGCCTCAGGGTTTATTACTACCCTCACAAGCTATGTCATTTCTACCGGATTCAATGTAAGTTGTAAGTCTGACACCAAAAATAGACTTGCTCAAAAATGCCAGAAACTTATTACCCATTGGATGGAAGAGAATAACTTTGAAGCTCTTCAGGAAGAGATCTTTCAGCGTACCCGTATTGATGGGGAAATGTTTTTGCGTATGTATCCCCAAGCTGATGGGGATCTTGAAGTTCGATTTGTTGAACCAGAATGTGTAACTCAACCGGGAGGGACGCTGGAAGAAGACTATATCTTTGGGATTAAAACAGATCCATTAGACACCCAGAATATTTTGGAATACAATGTTCGCTACTTTGGTGCGGAAGCTTATCAGGGATTAACTGATGAAGCTGTCAAACCCGAAGACATTGTGCATTACAAAATTAACTGTACAGGCGCAATGAAAAGGGGTGTACCTGATTTTAGTTTTAATACGCTGGAATCCTTTACACTAGCTGCAAAACTAACTCGCAACATTGGTGAAGGTGCAGCTGTTCAGTCAGCGATTGCTGCGGTACGAGAGCATCAAACAGCGTCTATGCAGCAGGTAGACGATTTCTTGGACAGTCAAACTGGAGCTACTCCTGTTCCCCCATTCCCTTATCCGGGTATGTCTCCACAATCTTTTCAGGGTTACCAACAGTTTCAACCGGGATCTTTCTTGGATATTCCGGGAGGAACCAAGTATGTACCACCTCCGGGTGCTACCAATGTAGAACCCCACCTTCAAGTATTGCAAGCTGTTCTTCGTGCAGCGGGTATGCGTTGGAGTGCCCCAGAATGGGCTGTAAGCGCACGATCAGACTCCATGTCATACGCTTCCTCACTTACAGCAGAATCTCCCTTCCTACGCACTTGCCTGCGTTTGCAAAGGGATTACAAACGAGTATTCAAAAAGATCCTACATAAGGTATTGGATATTGCAGCGTTAGCTGGAAAGATTCCAGTAGAGTGGGAAACCCATGTGCAAGTTGATGTGGCTGCTCCTGCTATGGAAGTCCGTGATAGGGGTGCAGAAGCCAGAGCCAATCAAATTTATTTTGATATGGGTATTAAATCCAAACATACGATTGCATCTGAGACTGGTTTGAACTATTCTCAAGAACAGGATTACATGGCGGAAGAGCATAGTCAATCTGCTCCTCCTCCAGAACAAGCGTACAACCCAGAGAAAAATGCAGATAATGATATCAACTTGCCTCAAAAGCAAATCCCTAATCTTAACGCTGAAGATGGGGATCTAGAGCTACCTATTGCAAATACAAAAAAAACAAAAAAAGGAAAAGGTAACTTGACAACAAATAACAAAGGAGTGTAACTTAATATTATGGCCACACGATCCAAATCTATCACGATCAATATTTCAGAAGCTAGTCTAGGTGCAGCCAAACTGCAAGTAGATAAGCAAGCTTGCATTATTCGTAATGTAAAATTGCTTGGCTTTATTTCTAAAAATGGTCGTGAGTATACACCAGAAGCCATTAAAGAAGCCGTGCCTCTGTATGAAGGGGCACCTGTTAATGTAGATCATACGATTGATAATAAAGTTCCACGCTCTGTGCATGACCGACTGGGACGACTTATCAATGTGCATTTTGTTGAAGGTGAAGGTCTCTATGGAGACTTGGTATACCTAGAAAAACATCCTATGGCGGAACGCCTAGTAGAAGCCGCAGAGCGAATGCCAGACGCAATGGGATTTTCTCATTCAGCGGATGGTTTGGTACGGAAGCTCAAAGGTGGTATTGAACAAGTCTACAAAATCTCTAAAGTAAATTCTGTAGATCTTGTAGCTGATCCTGCAACCTGTAACTCTTTATCGGAGTCAACTATGGCTGACAAAGAAGATTCAACTCATGTGGACATTGTTAAGGGTGACCACCCTGTACAAGAAGCTTCCATGTGCGAAGTTTGTAAGAAAGTCAAAGAAGCTCTTGGCGACAAGGATTCTGATGACAAGAACAAAATGGATAAAATCAAAGAAGCTTATGGCATGATGGAAGGAGAGCCCAAGCCTCCTGTCGATCCTTCCAAAGATTCTATGGGACCCGGTAAGAAATCCGAGTCTGAAGACGCTGATGCAGACGACAAACCAAACGATACAGATCCTGAAGAAAAGAAAGAATCTGTAGCAGTCACTCGTCTTAAGCTTATTGGTGAGCTTAAAGAACTGTGTGAACAAGTAAAAGTTAAGGCTGATTCCCAGATGATCAGCGATTTGTCTTTGCTTCCAAGAGAAGCTGCTGTTCGTCAGATTACTCGCATTGCGCTGTCTGAAGCTGTCAGCACTCCCAAGACTTCGATTCCAGTACCCACAAAACAAGAGTCGAAGATCCCTGAAAAGGGATTGGCTGATTGGTTGAAAAACTAACCTTTTCTAGGAGATCTCAATGAGTACGATTTTTAATGGTGGACGGTTTGTTCTTCCTCCCGGCACTACGGAGCTTCAGCTTCCTGCCAAGGCTTCTACCGCTGTCAGCGTAGGTGACCTTCTTGTTTGGGATTCAACCAACAAATGGGTTGAACCTATTTCGCTGGGTACTGCTGGTCTTAGCGATTCGGTAGCCAACATTGGTGCAAACTTTGTTGGTGTGGCTCTTAGTGGTAAGCTGGCTTCGGATCCTTCTCTTGGATACCCTGCCTTCCCCACTCCGATTCAAACCATCACGGTTGCTTCGGATGCTATCTACGAAGCCAATGTTGCTTCTGCTACTTTCAATGTTGGTGCTACTGTTGGTGGCGTTACTGGTGCAACTGGTGACTACACTGTAGCCTCTAACAGCACTACTGCCCAAATCATCGGGTATGTTGTTTCCCTTTACACTACTGCGGTGACTCGCATCCGTGTTCGGCTGGTAGGGAAGTTTTCTCCCTTTACCTTTGCCGACAGGAACTAACCCATACCCTTAAGGAGTTTATACAATGTTGAATATGTTCAAAGTTAGGGATCTGTACGAGACCCGCCTTAATGAAGGTGGTAACGGTCGTATCAAGTTTGTAAACGAAATCCGACATATGCTTGGACTTTGTGATGCAAATGGTAACGACTACAAAGACCGTGCTGGCAACCGCACCCTTAAGGAACAACAGGTTCGTCCTGAAGATTTTTCTCTTCAAGAACTTGCAGAAGGTATCTGCGGTCGTTCTTGGAAAACAATCTTTGATCCTGCTCAAGGCGAATTGTTTTCCAAGATGACCCTTGCTCGTTCGCTGGTCGAACAAGTAGAACCCGGTGATCGTCGGGCTCTGTTGGAAAATACCGGATTCGGTATTGATCCTTCAGCGTTCCTCAACATCAACGCTTACACCATCCTCACTGGTGGTCTGATCGAAGTCAAGATTTTGGAAG